ATATGGTCTCACTGGCAAAGTGATGTAAAACAAATTATAAAATACTTGTCAGATGAATTTGGTAAAGATTGTTATGTAGATTATTATGGTTTGACACCACAAGATGAAAGACAAAAAAATATAAAACGTTTTCAAGAAGATGATAAATGTAGATTCTTTGTGGGCACACCACAAACTGGTGGTTATGGTATTACTTTAACTGCAGCATCAAATATGATTTATTATTCTAATGGTTATGATCTTGAAAAAAGACAACAGTCAGAGGCCAGAATAGATCGTATTGGTCAGACTAAACCCATGACATATATTGATATAATATGTGAAGATACTGTAGATGAAAGAATTGTAAAAGCTTTACGTAAAAAAGTTAATATCGCTAGTAAAGTTATGGGAGAAGAATTAAAAGCTTGGATTTAAAGTTTCTGTATTAACACAACAATTACACCACCCATACCGGTAATTAATGCGCCCACAGATACTAGAAGTATTCTTTCTATTCTAGTGATTTGAGTTTGTAATTGATTAATACGGTCGTGTGTTTGTTTTTGCATAATACGGCAAAGCTTCTCATGTGATTCTATTCTTTGTAATGCGTTATCTCTTGGCATATTAAATTTCCCTGTTTAAATTTTCATTAAAATCTGCTGTACGTAAACCAGACAGTAGTTCTTGTCCTAAAACTTTACGAAGAACTCTAGCGTATGGTGTTTGTCTGTTTCTACGTATTAAATTTTTTTCATCTTCTGTCAATAACATAAAACGTCTACGAATTTCTTCTTTTAATTCCATTATAATTTGTTCTCTATTCATAAAAAGTAGATCCTTTCTTTGCTAATAAATATTTAATTACAATACCCGCTGGGTCAATTTCATACCACTTATTAGATGTTGTATAGTTTCTAGGTTTGTCATGATGATTTTTGTGCCAACCATCACCAAAATTAAAAAAATTCATCCACCAAACATTTGTTGGTCCATATTTATCTTCTTTAACGTGGTTTATATAATTAGTGGTGTTTTGAGTTAATAAATTTAATGCTGCTGGCATACAAAATCCAAAAACTAAGCCTGTTAAACCAAATGATAAAAAACACAAACAAGAATAAATTAAAGGAAATACAAAATAGTAAGCGTGAGTTTTTACAATAAAATCATTTCTTAATAAATCTATTACTTGTTTAGCATTTGGAACATAGTCATAACTATGCATCGTAATTAAAGGAATATATCCTTTTGCTGCAAGGTGTGGATCGTTTTCTTCATCAAAGTGATTGTGGTGTTGTCTATGTATACCTACCCAACCAAGAATGGAACCTGTTCCAGAAACTAAAGATGGTAATGTGCATAAATATTTTAATACATTATTACGAAATTCAAAACTTCTGTGTGACCAATATCTATGTAGCACTATGGCAACACCTAAAGGATTCATTAAAAACCACACTAATAATACAATAAAAATTTGATTTGTAGTTATTCCGTATAAATATAAATACACCACACTAACTAAGGTGTTTAATGCGTACAAACTTTTTATGGTTGTTAACCTACTTACTAATATATTTGATATCATTTAATAAATTTTTCCTTTAATTTTATAATCATGCCAACAACACGAAGAATAGGTCGTGTAATTATTTTATGAACAACACTCATTAATTTAATATTAAAGGACATGTTTTTTTGTTTTGTTAAATTGTATTTCCACATTTTAGTGCTGTGTTTAGCAAAATTAAATAATTTACCTTTTTTAACATTATTTGCTAATTTTGGTCCAAACCAGTCATATGCTTTCATTAAATAAGGATCGCTTCTACGTAAAAGTATACCATATTTTTTAAGTATTTTAAAATCTGATTGAGTAATAAATCCATTAGCATATGAGGCCGTGCATACGTAAGTTCCGCCGCCTCCTCCGCCGCCGCCATTTCCACCCCGACCCTCGGCGTATCCTCCTCTAGCTGCATCTTGAGCTGCAGCAGCGTCAGCAGCAGCGTCAGCAGCTGAAGTGTCTGTTCCCTCATCTCGACCTTCGTATTGACTAACACCAGCTTGTTCTCTAGCATCCATTGCTGTATCGTCATCTGATGTTGGACCACCATCTGTTATGTCTGCTATTGATGGACGATCTATAGCTATTGGTTCTTCAGTTGGCATATCTACTTCTACATTTCCCTCTTTTTTTAATTCTGCTTTTAAACTTTCAAGTGAGGCTGGGTCAGTAGGAGGCGGATCAGTTGTGGCAAAAGTTTTATCAACTATTTCATTAAACTGTGCTTGAAATTGTTTTTTCTTATTTGGATCAACAACATTATTTATACGTTTTTGAGCTGTTGCTAATGGATCACCAAACATGGATACAGCATTAAGACCTGCAAATACATTATTAGCAGGGTTACCTTGAATTCTACCTTGATCATCAACACCATAAGTTTGTTCAAGAACGTCTGCAACAGTTTGACTACTTTGCGGTAACGCTCCTGATAATTGATCAGATAAACCAAAAATAACAGCTGCAGGCGATCCAAAAACTGAACTCAAAGCAAAACCAGTTGCAGTTTTTCCAACATTAAATTTTTGACCAAATACATCTATAGTCTTATTAGCCGAATCAAATACTCCACCTAATGTATCTTGAACTTTTTTTCCAAAATCAGTTATAGTGTTGGAAACTCTTGCTAAAGCATTTAATGAGTTTGTTTGTGGTGGTGTTAATGAAAGTTCACTCATTTCTTCAGAAAGATCTTTTGGTGCTGTATCGTATTGACTAACACTAGCTTGTTCTCTAGTGTCTAATGGAGTGGTTTGATCAAATTCATCAACTATGTTTCCACCGTAAGTTCCATCTGGATTTGTTATATCTCCAGTCACACTATCTACAGTTGTGCCGGGTGTCATTGTAAAAGTTGGTTGGCCAGCAAAAGTTCCTGATTGTGTTAGACCTCCTATCGCATCACCCTCAGGTACAGAGCCTGTTGTAGATCCTGTTGTTAAGTCGCTTGTTGCTTGTCCCTCGCCGCCTGTACCAACAGTCGGTGTTGTATCTGTTGTTGGTGTTGTTACAACCGGTGGCTCTATTGTAGGTAATGCACCACCATACAATCTATATAAATCTTCTATATAACTTTGTTGCGTAGGATCAAATTGTAGTCCTGAAAATTCTGGAACATCAGCTAATAGCTCTTGTCTAGTTGGGGTAGTCGTTCTTAAACTACTAACATCCAAACTAGGGTCTGTTAACTCTGGATCTGCTATAATTGATCTAAGTTCTGGTACAACTCTTGTGCTTGTAGGGCTAATAACTCCTTCTTCAACTGCTTTTTTAAATACACCACTATCTACTAATAATTTAGCTATGCCCTCTGCTGAAGCATCTCCAGGATCTTGTCCTGCTGTTAATGTAGCTTTTTCATCAAATAATCCCATTATGACATTCCTCTTTGTCTTAGTCTTATAGCTTGTTCTTCAGGACTTAGCAACGCTTGTTCTGAAGGTGTTAATCCTTGAGCATTTATAGATGCCAGTTGATTTGTCTGCACTATTGCAGGATTTATTGGTGGTGTTGGCGGTAGTGCTGATTGACCTTGTGACTGTGTGCTTGGTAAATAATTTTCAATATCTATGTCAAACTCATCGTCAAAGGATAAATCTCTTAGATCATCCTGTATATCTAATAATACATCTCTTGCCTCTTCAAAAGGATTTAGTACATTTATTCTTTCTTCAATTTGTCTAAATTCTCTTTGTATGTTCTGTGATGGAAAGTATGGGGTAAAAATATCGTTGTCTAATCTATTGTAAACATTTCTTAACCCTCTTTCATTAAATTCATTTCTAATGGCATCCATGTCTGTGCCTAATATTTCTGCAGCTTTTATGTCTCTTACCATTTCTTTATCAACATTAAATTTAGCTTTGTTTGCTGCGATAAATCTTTCTACAACATCTCTTGCAGTCTTAGGTCCACCTTTTAATAGACCTTGATCACCTCCTGTAAATAACTGTCTAGATTCTCTAATACCTCTTTGATAACCTGCTATCTTAAAACCCATAGATCTTACAGGATTTAATTTAACTGCTCGATACCCCACAAAACCAAGTAATTCATCCGGTAGTTCAAAAAATTCCCCACGTTTAGATGGTTTATCAGCAGCTGCTTGATATATTCTTGTTAACTGTGGATATGAAAAAGGTAGCATAGACTGTGCTAAATGGTTTGTAATAATTTTTATTTTTTCACCATCAGGTGTTTGGTCTGTGTATAGTTGTCTACCTTCTCGTGTTCTACCACCTCTTGCAATTATATCTAATGCAGCCTCTGTGTAAATAGCCTCACCTATAAACGGCGCTGCAAGTTCTCCTGCAGCTTGTGCCATACCACGCAAAACACCTTTCATTAACACCTCTTCATTTGTAATACCTTTTTGCACTTCGTTAATTAGTGTTTGTATTGGTCTTGTGGACACGTCATACGCATTACCGTGACTAAAATCTATAAATTTTAATTCACCAGTTTCTTCTCTAATTGGTAAAATTGTAGAGTTTTTGGACCATTTAGGAACATATCTTTTTAATGCTTGTAATTCTTCATTTGTAACATTGTACACTACTTGAAAACCTGATTGTATTACGTTTGGTGCTATAGCTAAAACTGTGCCTAAACCAAGTAATCTTTTAATACCTATGTTTCTTAACGCTGGATCATTTATTTCTTTTAATGATCTTTGTGCAATATTAGTCGTTGTTCTTAATATTTCTGATGGAAATGACATAAAAGTTCCAAGTGGTAAACGTCTTAACGCTCTAACTGTGTCAGATACATACGCATAGTTAGGAACAGTATTTCTTACAATATCTGCTGCTTGTTGATCTAAAATATCATCTGTAAAATTTCTTTTAGCTGCAGTGTATGCATTTTTTAAACGTAATCTCTCAACAGCAAAATTTGTTATTTTAAATAAATCATCTTCAGCAGTATATAAATCTTCTGCACCTTTCATAAAACCTTTTGCTATTCTACCTGTGCCAGCGGTTAATTTTTTTAACATCGACTCAAATGGTTTTGCAACATTTAAATTTTCACCAAATCTAACATCACGTAAAAGATTTTTTACATCACCAAGTTGTACCTGTGAGTTTACAACTCCAAGATCTAATAGTTTTCTATATCTTGCATTTGCAGCTGCTTCATCAAAACCAACACCTGTTACTCTACCTAAAAATCTTTTTACAGGTGCTCCTGTTTGTAACGGTGCAAAAGCATCTCCAAAAGCTCTTGCTACAACCGCAGGGTTTTCAAACAACACTCCATTTGCTGCAGAGAAACCTGTTGCAGAAAATAAATTTCTAAAGTGTGTAATTGGTGCAAGTATTGTTTTTGCAACTTGTGATGCTGCTTTTGGAAATAAAATTAAATTACGATATCCCCATGTTATACCTCTTTCTGGAATTGTGGCACCTTCTCTTGGTTCAAATAAAAATTTTAAACTTTTTGATGTATCACCTAATCCCTCAGCTATTGCTTTTGTAGTAAATTTACCTGCAAGTGGATTTATTGTAAACTCATCCTTAAAAAATGGTAAAAGGTATTTATCTAATTCAACTATTTCTTGATTAGGCAAAGCTTCTGATGCTTTTAATGGATCATCAAAAAAGAAACCTCTTGCTCCAACAGGAGTGTTTTTTGTAACTGTTCTTTTTATTGCTTCATCTTGTTTTGCAAGTCTATCAAATAATTCATTTTTTCTGGCAATAGCAGATAACTTTGTCATACTATTGTATATAGAAAATCTAGGATCTTCCATTTTGCCAAATAATTTTTCTATGGCAACTCTATCTTTGCCTCTTGTTTCAGCTAATATACGATCTGGTTTAATTTGATC